ACTAGGAGAGCAAACCCACCCACCTACTTACTATCTAATCAAACCTTTATTAAGTTATTAAGAGTATCTTACCATACTATCCTAAGATAGTCAAGTCCGACACGCCGTTAATCTTTATTCTTTATTAAGTTCTATCTAGTTAATTACTTAACTTGATAAAGAGAATACTACCACGCTCATTTATTAAAGTCAAGCGACACGCCGACCCTATTATGTTATCTACATCACACGAACATATGTTCGATTACTGGCGGGTAATATATGGTCGGGGAGATAGTTAGAACATATGTTCGAATAATTACGATATTAAACACACCCGACCTCGTTGCTCAGCCACCTCTCAGGTAGTTCTCAGGTAAGTATTACCTCTCAGTAAGTCTATAAGTAGATTTATCGACAATGTTTGACCCAGAGTGCTTAACTTTTGCTGCGGTAATATATATATGTCTTAGGTAATAACTTTATGTTAGGCCCCTAATATATATACAAAACGGACATTTATAAGATATATCACCCTAAGTTGTTCGTTTTTCAGTTATTCACAGGTTATCTATATATGTAGATATAAAATATTATATATAAGGAGTTGTCTCCTTTTAATCCCGACAACTCCTATAATAGTATATATATAAAATATATATAGTGGGATACCTATGCCGTTAGACGGCTACCGTTAGATTAGTCTTAGGGGCGTTAAATGGCAAAGCAGAACCTTACCAAGGAAGAGGCCCAGTACAAGGTCCTCACCCAACTTAAACAGGGTCAGACCATCAAGATGGCTATGGAGTCGGTTGGCCGATCTGAGGCCGCTTTCCGCCAGTGGACCCTTACCGAGCCAAGTTTTAAAGAACAGGCCGATAAGGCTAGGTTAGATTCCAAGGGTATCAAGACTGATCTTGCCGAACTTAAGAATATCTCCTTCGAGGATTTCTCTCAGGAGTTTCTAGACACCACACTTTTTGACCACCACCTTGACTGGGTGGATCTGGTAGAGGGCAGAGAACCCAGGTTCCTCCACCCATCGATGACTTACGAACAAGGCGCTTCCAATCGTGTACTTATCAACGTACCCCCTGAACACGCTAAGTCAACCGTTATCACAATCAACTACGTTACCTACCGCCTAGCCGTAGATCCTAACGTCAGAATCATTATTGTTTCAAAAACCCAGGGTATGGCCCGAAAGTTTCTTTCAGCCATCAAGACCCGTCTTAGCCATCCTAACTGGACTAAGTTGCAGGTAGCCTTCGGCCCACAGGGTGGATACAAAGCAGACTCCAACACTTGGTCTGCTGATATGATCTACCTGGGAACTGGCCGAGACTCTGGTGAGAAAGACCCGACTGTACAAGCATTAGGCTTTGGATCTCAGATTTACGGTGCTCGCGCCGATCTGATTATCCTTGACGATGTGGTGATGAATGCAAATGCCCACGAGTGGGAGAAGCAAATTGAATGGCTTCAAAAAGAAGTCATCACCCGTTTGGGTCGACACGGAAAACTACTTATTGTAGGAACCCGTGTCGCACCTATTGATCTTTATAAGATGATGAGAGATCCTGGTCAATGGACTGGTGGTAAATCTCCATTTACTTACTTTAGTCAACCAGCAGTATTAGAATTTGATGAGAAGCCTGCCAACTGGAAAACCTTATGGCCAAAGACTGACAGGCCTGAGGGGGAACAAGATGAGGCAGATGAACAAGGATTATATACAAAGTGGGATGGACCCTCGTTATTTACTAGAAGGTCTGAAGTCGCTCCCTCAGTATGGGCGCTGGTCTACCAGCAAGAAGATGTTATGGAAGACTCGATCTTCTCGCCAACTACTGTCGCTGGATGCGTCAACGGTATGCGAAAGAGAGGCCCACTCAAGGCTGGAGTCCCAGGCCATCCAAAACATATTGATGGTTCTTACACCGTTATCGGCCTCGATCCTGCAATGGCAGGAGCCACAGGAGCAGTAGTAATAACCTACAATCGCTCTGATGGTAAGATCTATGTACTTGACTGCGTCAATATGACAGATACTACTCCGCAAAGAATTAGAGATCTAATAGAAGAATGGGTTATCAAATATAAACCCCAAGAGATCCGAATAGAAATTAACGCCCACCAGAAGGCTTACGCCCTAGATGATGATCTACGTAACTGGTTGGCTCAGTATGGCTGTACCCTAAACTCTCACTTTACAGGTAAGAATAAATGGGATACAGGATTTGGTGTAGCCTCTATGGCTTCGCTGTTTGGGACAACAAGAGATTCTCGTTTCCAAGATAATAACCTAATTGAACTTCCTTCTAATGAAGGCTCTGAGGGCTTGAAGTCCTTAGTACAGCAATTGATTACTTGGAAACCTGATACTAAAAACCCTACAGATACCGTGATGGCACTATGGTTTGCTGTTATTAAAGTTCGTGAACTTATGCAGCAATCATCTTATGCTACCAAGTTTGCCAACAATCGTTGGGCAACTAGAGCACAAAAAGATAAAAGATACGGAATCAATTTAGACGACGCCTTTGCAGAGCAATGGCAAGAAACCTACGGTTAGGATATAAATGGCTTTATCAATAGACCAGATTGCAGCACGAGTTGATTCACTCAAGTACCGTGCTTCAGAGCGCGATGCCCGCGCAGGCGACGTCCTTTCTGTGCGTCAAGGTAAAATCTCACAGGTGTATCCTGATTTTTTTCCAGATGGTGTAGACGCTAATGTCGTTGCAAATTTTATTGATATTGTTGCCAAAGACCTTTCTGAGGTTATGGCGCCTCTTCCAGCGGTTAACTGCTCATCCGCTAGCCAGGTCAATGATCGTGCTCGTAGGTTTGCTGACAATCGTACTCGCATTGCTTCTAACTATTTTAATAATTCCGATTTACAAGTTTCTATGTACACAGGTGCAGACCACTACATAACATACGGATTCCTCCCATTCATTATTGAAATGGACGAGGAAGCAAAACTGCCACGCATTCGCCTAGAAAACCCAAGGATGGCTTATCCTGAATTTGATCGCTATGGACGATGCGTTGCATTTGCAAAACGTTACACACTTACACTTGGTGAGTTAGTAGCACAGTTCCCAGAGTATGAAGGTCAACTGCTTGGACCTACTGGGTTTAAACAAGAAATAAACAACTTGGTTGAAATCATTCGTTACTACGATAAAGATCAATCTGTTGTATATATACCTGCACGCCAAAATTTAGTTTTATCTCAAGCACGTAATCCACTTGGTAAGATGATGGTTGTTGTTGCTAAACGCCCATCTGTTGATGGTGAGATGCGTGGACAGTTTGATGATGTACTAGGAATTCAATTACTTCGTAACCGCTTTGCTATGTTGGCTATGGAGGCTGCAGAGAAATCTGTACAGGCTCCTATTGTACTTCCTCAAGATGTGCAAGAACTACAGTTGGGTGGCGATGCGGTTATTCGTACAGCAAATCCAGCAGGTGTTCGTCGCGTAGAACTTACGCTACCACAAGGTGCATTTACAGAACAGCAATTACTTAATCAAGAACTTAGAGTTGGTGCTCGTTATCCAGAGGGACGTACTGGAAATATTGATGCATCTATTGTTACAGGTCAAGGAATCCAAGCACTTATGGGAGCCTTTGATACACAAGTTAAATCAGCACAAGCAATCTTTGCTACAGCACTTCGTGATGTTATTGGTTTGTGTTTTGAAGTTGACGAGATGTTCTTCGATGAACTTAAAACAATTCGCGGTGTAGATGCTGGCTCACCTTACGCATTAGAGTACAAGCCAAGCAAAGATATCAAGGGCGATTATTCTGCAGATGTTCGTTACGGAATGCTTGCTGGTCTTAATCCAGCCCAAGGTCTTATCTTTATGCTGCAAGCACTTGGCGGCAAATTAATCTCCAAAGATATGGCTATGAGAGAGTTACCGTTTAATGTCAATGTTACACAAGAGCAAGAGAAAATTGAAATTGAAGATATGCGTAATGCTCTTGTATCCTCACTTCAAGCATACACCCAAGTCATTCCACAAATGGCCGCTAGTGGACAGAATCCTACAGACATTGTTAGAAAAATTGCTGAAGTTATTAAGTCAAGACAAAAGGGACAAACGATAGAGGATGCAATTGCAGAAATCTTTGCACCCGAACCACAACAGGTTCCTCCTGCTGGGGCGCAATCTCAGGTTGAGCAAACGTCCCCTGCTCCCGCTGCTGCTTCAGTAGGAGGCGCTCTTCCGCCAGAACAAGGTGGACAAACACAAGAGTTACCACCACAAGAAGCCGCACCAGATATTCAAAGTCTTTTATCTAGCCTAACATCAGGCGGAGAAGCAAACGCAAGCGTAAGAACCATTCGACGCCGATAATTAAGTAGGGGACAATGACAACAATTATTGGATTAGAACACAAAGATCGTTGCTTTATAGTTGCTGATAGTCAGACTACTGACGCTGATGGTAGAATCTATACACATCCTGAAGTTAAAAAGATTTCAGAAAATGGTATGTTTTTAATTGCTGGATCTGGTGAAACATTACCTTGCGATATAGCACAACATATTTGGGAGCCACCAACTCCTACCAAGCAAGACAGGGAAGACCTTTATCATTTTATGATTGTAAAGGCAATGCCATCTCTTCGTAAATGTATGACAGAGAATGGTTATAATTTTGAAGAAGATAGTAAAGATTCTCGCTTTCAGTTTATAATGGCTGTTGGTGGAGAAATCTTTGATGTTGACCAAGAACTATCAATAAGCAAATCTGCAGATGGAGTATACGCTGCAGGCTCTGGAGCGACCTATGCATTAGGTGCTTTGTACGCAGGAGCAGATGCTTTTGAAGCAATGGAGATTGCGTCTAAACTTACAGCATTTACTGCTGGTCCTTATATATCAAAAGAACAACCTAGAAAAATTAAGTAGGAGGAACTATGGCTGAGAATCGTGGCGGTATGCGCCCTACAGCACCACAGAACAATCCAGCAAATATTTCCGCTACAGGTGGAGCAGGTCAATCTGGAAAACAACCTGCACGTTATATGGCTGGATTAGCCTATGGACAAGGCCAGGCACAGATGCAACAACAGACTGCTGCACCGATGTCTGCAGGTCCTACTATGCCAACTAGAGCGCCTATGAGTATGGCACCACAACTTCCAGAAGTTACTCCTATTACTGCACCTACTCAAAGACCTGATGTGCCTATTACAAATGGTATTGATATGGGTCCTGGAGCAGGAAGTGAAGCACTTAAGTTACCAGCAGCAGTTCCTCAGGGACCAATGGATAACTCAGCAAAATTAATTCAGGCCCTATATCTTCAAGATCCAAGCAATGAAGATGTTCGTCGTATGTTGGAGTATTTGAGCGCTGAAGGCAGGATCTAGTGGGATTTCCTAATATCAAAAAAGATTCTTCTGGAAATTTCTACGTTGAAGGTATCAAAGAACGTGAGATTTCTCAAAATCAATTTGACTACAATGAGGTTGTTCAAGCAACTCAATTCTTAACTGGCCCTGGTGGCGATGCTGCACGCAAAGCAATATCAAGTAACACAGATATTTCTGCTGGAGTTATTGCTGGTTTGTATAAAAATGGAAGTGTTGGATCTAGTCCATTAGTAGATACATTTGTTGAAATTGACAGACAGACTGCAGCCAAAAGAGCAGAAGATGCATTTAAAGAAGCACAAAAGATTTCTAATGATAAATTTCAGAAGACTCCTTGGGGCGCTGCATACACTGGATTTAAAGGAGCATTACGTACCGCAGGGATTGCAGCATTTACGCCAATTGAAAACTGGATGGCTGGAATAGGAAATCAAATTGGTGTCGTTGCTAAAGAGTTTCAACTTACGGCTCAAGGTAAACTAGACCTACTTGGTAATCCTACAGATCCTAATGATACTAGAGAAAGTTTAGGATTACTTTCTAGCGGAGAAATGTTAAACGTTGCATTTAACCCAGCAGTTTCACTTCAGCAAACTACGGCATTTCAAGTTGCTAAACAACAAATAACTGAGGGTAGAGTAGATGTAGGTCAGGGGTTTTTCCCAAGCGAAGAAATTGGTGCTGGATTTAAAGCACGTCAAGAAAAAATGAAGTACAATAAAATTGCTGTTTATCAAAACGGAGAACAAGCAAAGGACGCTGAAGGTAATTTAATATACCGTCCATATTCTCCAGTAGATCCAGTATCTTTTGTAATAACAAAAGGACTTGGATTAGACGAAAGCAACGCAAGGTTTATTAATGCTATCGGTGAATTGGGTTTAATGGTAGTAGGAGATCCTATTACTTCATATGGTAAACTTGCTAGACTTAAAAAACAACTACAAGATGCCAAAACATTTAACGCGGGAATACTTCCTGGCAAGCAAATGCAAAGACTTACAGTACTAGAGACTCAAGTAGACGAAGCACAAAAAGCAGTTGAAGAGTCTTTAGCGCAGATGAATGTTTTTACTGGCCAAACAAACGGTCAAAAGATAGCAAACTACAAGGCTGCTCTTGCTAATCAAACCAAGATAGAGGCTGAGTATACTGGCGCTATAGGTCAAGAAATTAATTATGAACCAATTGCTGCATTCTTAAGTGGTGGCAGTGGATCTCACATCATAGATGCTATTGCTAATATGGATGACTGGAAATCAATTTGGGCCGTAGGTAGAAAAAGTGGTAAAGGTGGCTTTACTGTAGAACAAGCAGTTGCACTTGCTGGCGCCAAAAATAGAGATGAAGTATTACAAGTACTTGCTCCATATATTGCAGGTGGTAGTGTTGCTCAAAATATTTTAGAGACAGGCACTACGTCAAGTAGATTTCTAAATAAAATTGTTCCTGGAAAATTGGCTAAACCAGCACAGGGAATTACTGGTTGGGCTGCAAAAGGTATCCGTAAAGTTTCATTTATTAAAAAAGGATTAACTGGATTAAGTGAGTCTTACTCCACGTATGTTCCAAACAGTGGAGCATTTGTCCATTATGCTGATAAAGATGCTTTAGTTGAAACTATCATTAACTATGGACGTAGCACAAAGGTAGATGAAAAGGTTATTAGTTCTATTATAGACGATATAGCCGCCTCAACAGATCCATCTGCTGCTGGATTCGGTGCTGTAACTAAGTTGTTTAATTCTATATTTGAAGCAAACGCACCTGCATTTGCTAAAGCAGGAATAAATCAAGACGAATTAAAAAAATTAACTAGAGTATTTGATGATGAGCGTAAGGCTCAGTCAACTTATTGGGCAGAACTGCACGCTAGTGGAGCAGAAATAGATTTTGCAATGGTTAACGGTAAGAAAATTACCATATCTGGACCACACCTAGATTCTGAATTTCTAAATTCTATGATCTACTTCCCATCTGCAACAGATATTATGGCAGAGATCACAAAGGTTAGCAAATTGTCTAAGGCTACTGGTGGATTAAGTAGTTCAATTATCAAACCAATAGATTCATTCACTGGCAATTTTTGGAAAAAGGTAGTTTTAACTAGACCTGCTTATGTAATACGTAACATTACTGAAGAACAAATACGTGTTATGGCATCTGGTCACGTATCATTCTTTAACAATCCTAGTATGGCTATTGCTATGTGGTTGGGACGCGAAGGTGGCCCTAAATGGAAGTCACTTTTAAACACATATGATCCATATAGACACACAGTGTTCGGCGATCAATTTAAACTAGCCAATTCTGCAGATGAATTATTATATGAGTCAATGGCTCACGACCAAAGCGTTCAATATATAGGTTTTATGAATAGTCAGCAAATTGGTGCTGGTAATGAGATCCAAAGAGTTTCTACTTTGCGCGGATATAAGAATGTTCAGCAAGATGAGCCTAGATTTTGGGAAGGTATTGCCAACGAAATTCGTATATTACAGGCTAGTCCAATTGCTAAAGCAGTTGCACGGACTCAACCAGGATATGAGCAAGCAACAATTGATTACCTATTAAGAGGTAAAGGCAAAGAGGCTTGGACTCGGTTTACCAATGCCAGAAACGAAGAAACAAAGGCTTGGTTATTAACAGATGAGGGCGCAAGAGTATACTTATTTGATGGAGTTACCGATACTGGTAGAGCAGCATCTCTTAGAGCACGTATAGAAGAGGTTGCAGGACAAGGCGGACCAGCATCTGCTGCCATAAGAAAACTTATTGCTGAAGGTTCATTTGAGACTGGCGGATATTCACTTAAGGTTCCAACTGCTGCTGATGGTGCAAGAAACTCTATTAAGAATTCTCAAGAAATTTCTAAGAATAGAAAATCAATTAAAGATGCCAATGAAGAATTTTCTGAGCAACTAAAGAAAGCATTTGAAGGACAAGGCAACTGGAACGGCATAAGATTTAAAGTATCAGATCCAAGAACTCTTATAGAGCGTGGTGCTGGTGGACCTAAGTGGGTGGATAACTTCTTTGACTTTACAATTCGTCTTGAAAAAACAAGCACTATGGGTCCAGAATGGCGTATGAAGTACTGGGATGTAGCCAGAACTATGGCTCTATCAGCCGATGCAAACGCTTTAAAACTATTAAAAGAAACTGCAGAGAAATCTTTGCGACCATTGACTAGTGTTAATGGTGTAAGAATTGGTGACAAACACGCTGCGTGGAATATTTTAAACAAAGCAAAAGGTGATGGTCCATTAACTATTGATGAGATTCACGAGTATGCTTCTAAGGTTGCAAGCCAACATACTAAAGAGTTATTTTACAATGCCTCAAAGAAACGTTTACTATGGCATCAATTAAGATTAGTTGCTCCTTTCGGAAATGCTTGGAGTGATACCATTACAAAGTGGTCAAAGTTAGCCTTTGATAATCCAGATCAAGTATATAAAATTTCTAGAGGATTAGACTGGCTTAACTCACCTCAATCATCTGCACTATACGAAGTAACAGATGCTAAAGAGTATTATGATCCAAACCAAGGGTTTTTCTTTACCGATCCTCAGAGTGGTCAACGAAACTTCTTTGTACCATTTATGTCAACTGGTATGAATTTTATGACCAACCTAATGAAAGGTGACCTTAGCGCAAAAGGACCATTTGCTGCTGGAGCGAGCCCACAATCATTTAACTTCGCACTTGGATCTGGAGTTGTGCTTCCTGGTTTTGGCCCTGGAATTTCTTTATCATTAACCGTCTTGGACAGTTTAAGTATGAATCCTTTGGATAAATTACCACCTGCTTGGAAAGATGATCTTTACAAAATAGTCTATCCATTTGGTCAAACTGATTTAAGTGTGGCATCTCAAGCAATTGGTTCTGTAACAAGCGGTAACATTGGAAGAGTTTTTGCTGGTATAACTGGATCTCAAGAATCATATGCTGCATCTTTTTCTCCAGTTATGAACTACCTTGCATCAAGCGGTGATTATAATATTGATGATCCTGCAGATCAAAGTAAATTAGTTGCAGATACAAATCAACTTGCTCAATACTTTATGTTAATGAGGGGTGTATTTGGATTCCTATCTCCAGTTGCTATTCAACCAAAAGATTTGACTAAAGATAAATCTGGAGATCTTTTGCTAGCCTCATCTTTATATAATGATTTCAGAGTATTAGAAATAGCCGCTGGATCTAATAGAAACAAAGCATATGCAGACTTCTTAGACCTATATGGTCCAGAACAAGTATTTGCTATTGTATCGGCTACCTCTGGTGGACCTAATAATCTTTATACCTATGATCTAATTCAAAGAGATCCCACCGTCGTAACTCAATACTCAGATGTATACGGATATTTTTATCCAAATGGTGGATTCTCCCAAGAATTATATAGATGGCAATTACGCAACAACAAGCGTGAGAGACTTACTGCTGAAGAGATTCTAGAGAAGGCAACTAATGTACGTTACTATGCTGCCAGGGATAGAGTTTTAGCACGTTCAGTTGGCGAGGAGTGGGACTCTAAAAGAACTGAACAAGGATTAAGACAATTAACTGATTCTTACGAGATGCGTAATCGTAAGGGTATCTTTGATGCAACTAAAGAGCCAAGAATTCTTGCTCAATTAACTGCGGCTGCTGCTGATGAAAGATTTATTGATTCAGATGCTGTTAATGGCCTAAGAGATTACTTGCTTTTAAGAGAAAAGGCTATTGCTGCAAGTGGAAGAAAAACATTAAAGAATGAATCTAGCCTACCTCAAAGAGAATGGTTGGCACAAGAGGCTCTTAAACTTATACAGAAGCACCCTGATTTCCAGAAATTATATTACTCATTCTTCAAAAAAGAATTGGAAGGTTAACCCAATATGTCACCAGTTGTACCTATTGCAAAGACGGTTGCTAAAAAGGTTATACCTAAATCCAAAAAAGGTAAAGTTGCAGCAGTAGTAGCAGGAGCGTTTGGTATTAATATAGCAAATGGTGGCGATGATAAGCCCAAGGCTGCAACCGCTTTAACACCTAGCCTTGATGCACAGAACTCTAATCCTCCTGTAGGTACTGGTACTACAAACGATACCCTGCTCAACTTGCCAAAGGGAACTCCAATAAAGGCTGGTACTACTGGGTTTCCAGGAATTCCTTATAGATTAGATTATACTGGGTCAACTTATACATCTGCTTCAGCAGTAAAAGGTGATGCCGAAAAATATTTTGCTACAAAAGATGCTCCTCAAAAGGCAGCGTTATTACTTAGACTAGGATCAATTCCCAACCTATATAGTAGTGGACAAGCACCTACCTCTGCATATGTTTCAAGTATGGGCAATAGAGTAATTTGGCGACCTGAAGATGCAAAGGCGCTAGAAAGCATTTTATTAGTTCAAGATCAATTAGGTGATGCTACGCCAGATATCACTTTAACAAATCTTATATCTAATCCTAATTTAGCAGCAAAGGTTTTTGGTAGAGTAGCAGGAACTGCTAAGGCAACTACTCCATTTGCTGCCATTGAGGCAGAGTTAAATAGTAAGTTTTTAGACTTGTTTGAAAGCGCACCAGAGCCTGGGGTAGCAAAGGCTTACGCTAAAGAAATCAATAGACTTGAGTCTACAACTGGTATTACCCCCCAACAAAAAGAAGATATTCTTTTAAAGTATGTTCAGAAGAAAGCCAACTCCGTATTCACCGATATGACTCCAGGTGCCACAGATAAAGGCGCTTTAGGTAGGGTTGTTAGAAACATTAGATCAGCCTATGACGATAACGGCATACCTATTAATGAAAAAGATGTATACAATAAGGCAGTTGCATCTCTAAGAAGTCCTGATGCATACAAGAATATTATTGATGGTGTGGCAATGAATGCTAGTTCTGTTATGCCTGCATTTAAAGATTTATTTGCTCAAGGTAAAACAGCAAAAGAAGTACTATCTCCTTGGATAAACCTTAAGTCTCAAATACTTGGTATACCTGCAGATCAAATTAAGGTATCTGATATGTATGATGTAGGTTCAGGAACAACTCCAATTGCTATACAAGATTATAAGAAACAACTATATAAGAGTCCAGAGTTTAAAAAGACAGATGCATACAAAGAACGTTCATTGGGCGATATGCAAACATTGCTTCGAGCATTTAACATAGGATAAGGAAACAATGGCCACCCCTACAGCAAATCAACGTGAAGGTAGAGTTTCTACGCCAGCACCTAAGATACCAGCAGTTATTGCTAAGCCTGCTGCTCCTGCATTTAATCAAACATTAAACCTTTATGGAGCACCTATACCTAAAGCAGTAGCACCAGCAGTCGCTCCTAAAGCAACACCTAAAACTCCTTCTGCACCTAAGCCTAAAGCAGAGGTTCCAGTTAATAATGGAGATGGCGGTCAAGTACCTCCTCCTCCTCCTCCCGTTACTGGTAAAACAGTACTTAGAACTGTACAAAATGCTGACGGAACTGTGACTATTTTTTACAGTGATGGCACAAGTGAGACCGTAGGAACCCCCACCAAAAAAGCAATAGTATCAAATGTAGCATATGATACTATTCAAAAAATTCTTGAATCATATAGAATTACTGGTCTTGCCTCAGTATTAGAGAGTATTCGTGATGAATACCCAGAGGCTAGTGGTGAAGAATTAATGACATTACTTCAGTTTGACTCTAGATATAACGCTAAGTTTAATGAAAGATTTGCTGCTAATGTGACGAGACAAGCGGCTGGTAAGCCTGTCCTTTCTCCAGGAGAATACCTTAAATTAGAGCAAGCATACATAAAAGTATTTGACTCATATAATCTACCTCTATTTAAAACTCAAACATATTATGATAGTTTTATTTCAGGAGATATTGACGCAACAGAGGTACTTGATAGAGTTCAACTGGCTTATGATAGAGTATTAAGTGATGATCCAGTTTCTAAAGCATTTACTCAATTCTATCCATCTCTAGGTGCAGGCGACATTGTTACTGGTATGTTAGATACAAAGAATCAACTGCCAGCATTACAGCAAAAGGTTAAGTCTGCTGAAATTGGTGGCGCTGCATTACGTCAAGGTCTTACCGCTAGCGAACTTGCTGCAACTGAAGCACAGGCAAAAGTAGAATATAATAACATAACAAGAAGTACATTGGGTGCAGACGTACTAGCCAGACAAGGTATAACTAAAGCGCAGGCTGAGGCAGGATACCAAAAGATAGCACAGGTATTGCCAACTGCTGAGAAGTTAAGTTCTATTTATGATAGCACTACAGATCAGTATGGAAGATTGCAAGCAGAAGAAGAGCAGTTCCAAGGCTTGGCTTCAGCAGCACGTAAGAGACAAAGACTTTCAGATCTTGAGACAGCAGCATTTAAGAAGAGTTCAGGCCTTGGTAAAGGCGCACTTGGAAGTACAACAAACATATAACTAGAATCCTGACGTGGATCCATCGGCCCTCACGCAGTGTATAAGACCGATAGCAAGAGCCAACCTATTTCCCCGAATAGACTTGAGGCTTGCGACTAAACCAAACGAATAGAAGGGTGGGTTGCTATGAGCAACAACTACTGGGAAGACGAAGACGACGATCTGGATACAGATTCAGATGTGCAATTGGATGGAAGTGACTTACTTAAAAAGTTACGGAAAGCCAAACGTTCAGATGAAAAGCGTATCAAAGAACTCACTGAGCAACTTGAGGGATTATCCAAGGTGCAGCGTGAGCGTCCAGTCAAAGAAGTCCTAGAAAAGAAGGGTGTCAACATCAAGGCAGCAAGATTGGTCTTAAAAGATTTGGATGATGTTAACGAGGAGTCGGTTAATAATTGGCTCGATGATAACGCAGACTTGTTTGGATTAACAGTTACCAAGGATGAGCCAAAAGTAAGTGAAGTAGATAAAGCAGCCTTAAGGCAGCAAGATGTACTCACCCAAAATGCTATGACCCCAGACCGAGCAGAGGATTTAAATCTTCGCATCGATAATGCAGATTCAATGGATGCATTATTGGATGTACTTCGCTCACAATAATTCCGTTCATAGTCACTTGGAGGTGACGATATGGCATATGTATCAACAGCATCCGACAATCTCGGAGGTACCGCTGGTGGTGCTGGTCTAGTCCAGAAGGCGTATGACCGTCTTCTAGAATTCGCTCTCCGTTCAGAACCCCTAATTCGTTCTGTAGCAGATAAGCGTCCAGCACGTCAAGCAATCCCTGGTTCAACCGTTGTTCTACAACGTTACGTTGACCTTTCAGCAGCAACAACTGCTCTGACAGAGACAACTGACCCAGATGCAGTAGCAATGTCAACACCAACATCAGTAACCATTACTCTTGCAGAGTATGGTAACTCAGTGTTGGTAACTCGTGCATTAGAGTTATTCTCTCTTGCAGATGTTGACCCAGCAATTGCAAACATTATTGCATTCAACCTTGCAGATTCTATTGACTCCGTAGCAATGACAACATTGCGCGGCGGTTCAAATGTACTTTACTCAGGTTCAACTGCAACTTCAACAGCAACTATCACTGCTGCTGCAACACTATCTTCTGCTAACATCCGTAAGGCTGTTGCTAAGTTACGTGCTGGCAAGGCCGTTGCTCGTAAGGGTTCACTATACTGGGCTGGTATCCACCCAGAAGTATCCCACGACCTACGTGCTGAGACAGGTTCAGCAGGATGGTTACTTCCTAACCAATACGGCTCTGTTCAAGACCGTATCTGGGCAGGAGAAATTGGAACATACGAGGGTGCATACTTCGTAGAGTCTCCACGTCTGTACTCAGCAACTGATGGTTCTTCATCTGCAAAGGTGTACCGCACAATCATCGCTGGACAACAGGCATTGGCTGAGGCAGTTGCCGAAGAGCCACACGTAGTTATCGGACCAGTAGTTGACCGCTTGATGCGTCACCGCCCAATGGGTTGGTACGGCGTACTAGGCTTTGCTCGCTACCGCGAAGAGGCACTATACAGAATCGAATCAGGTTCTTCAATCGCTTAGTTGATTGACGGTAGGGCTAGGGGAAACTCTAGCCTTACAGTAAGTTCATTAAGGAGAACAATGGCAGATTACGTTTTCAGAACACCTACAGTCCAAGAAGGACCAGCAGGTAAGCACAGACTATTCTACTTCTATAAACTAGATAGAGGTATTAGCATTGCTAAGAGCGGTGGAGTATATTCAAAGGTTCGTTATGTTCTTGATGAAACAATGGATGACTACCAAGAGTTTTATTTAGGTGGACGTAATCATATAGTTAACGACGCTACTAAATCAGCATTGATTGCTGGTGGTGTAGGGATAACAGAAGCAAACTTTACAGCAGTATAAGGGGACATATGAAACACTGGGAACATCATCCAGAACCAATTGATGGATGTTTTGGATGTAAAGGCTTAGGACTTCAGATGAACTCTGGAGATGCTAAAAGGGACATTTCAGATAAGAAATGGACATCTGAATTGCAGGCTTATAGAGATGCAAGAGCACAAGGAATACAACCAGCAGGAACAACTATGCGTCACGTACAGGAAGCGCATAGGGCTTCAGAAGTATTAGGTAAAGCGTATGATGCGGACACTATGCCTAAGACTAAAGATATAACTCCAAAAGCCGCAACCATAATGAAAGAGATAGGACAAATCTAATGCCAAAAGTAGGAATGAAAGAGTTTGCTTACACAGCAAAAGGTATGGCAATGGCAAAGAAAGAAGCCAAGAAAACAGGCAAGCCAATGAAGAAGGCTATTAAAAAGACAATGAAGAAAATGGGTAAGAAGAAGTAATATGTATCCCCTTAACCCCAAGCCAGCATTAACATCTAGGGTTGCAAAGTCTACTCCACAAGAGATAGCACTTGCTAAACTTATAGCAGAGCGTGCTGCGTATGCTAAAAAAAATAAGGGTAAGTATCCTTCAGACGAAGAGTTAATGAAGAGTAGAAAAAAGTAATGTCATCGGGTCAACGTAAGCGTCACGACGGATTTAATAAATCAATTATGCGGGACGGTATGATTGTTATTCTCCGAAAGGATGGGCGTGAGAAAGTGCGCCTTGACCCTAAGACAAAAGAACAAATAAAGGGGAGCAAATGAAGGATTCAAGATTAAAGAGAGCAGGAGTATCTGATTTTAATAAACCAAAACGTACTCCTAATCATCCAACTAAGTCACACGTAGTAGTGGCTAAATCAGGTGACCAAGTTAAAACTATTCGCTTTGGACAACAAGGCGTAACTGGTGATAAGAAACCAACTGCTAGACAGAAGTCTTTTAAGGCTCGCCACAGGGCTAACATTGCTAAAGGCAAAATGTCTGCAGCCTACTGGGCAGATAAGGTGAAATGGTGAAAAAGAAAACAGCATTCTGGGATAAGAAGAACCCTAAGAAAACTTCTAAGAAGTTAACACCAGCACAAAAGAGTGCTGCTAAGGCTAGAGCCAAGGCTGCTGGCAGACCTTATCCAAACTTAATAGACAACGCAGCAGTAGCACGTAAAAAGAAATAGGGGCATAGGGGACTATGAGTAAAAAAGATTCAGTAGCAGTTGTATGGTGTGACAACGGTATGGTTGATGGCAAGTTTATGCAAGGCGTAACGGATGTAATGTTAAAGTCTGGCGTAGAGTTTTCAACATCACTGCGAAGTCAAGGCAACCAAATTGCTAGACAAAGACAGACAGTAATTGATTACTGGTATGATAAGACTGATTACGAATGGCTACTATGGGTAGATTCAGATGTAGTAATTAGTCCAGAAAAGTTTAAATTATTATGGGATAACAAGGATGCTGAAAAGCGTCCAATTATTTCTGGGATATATTTTACTACAGATAATCCAGAAGAACCTTTAATGATTCCAATGCCTACAATCTTTAACTTTATAGTTGGAGATGAGGGTGGGTTTGGATTAACCAGAGTTCACCCAATGCCAGTAAATCAACTAATTAAGGTTGATGCGGCGGGTATGGGATTTGTATTAATGCACCGCAGTGTCGTGCCAAAGGTTCGTGAAGTATCCCAAGACGGACAAATTTTTATGGAAATGGGTAGGGGAACTAAATTTATAGGTGAAGATATATTTTTCTTTGCCCTATGCGATAAAGCAGAGATTCCACTATATGCTCATACTGGTGCATTAGCCCCACATATGAAGCGGTTCTCATTTGATGAACATTATTATAACGCATTCTTTGGTAAACCTAAGGAAGAGCCTAAGTCAAAACTTATCACCCCTGATAAGAAAATCATTACACCTAGATAGGATAAACAATGCCAACAGGTACCGCAGGTAGCACTCTATGTGCTGAACTGAATCGCCTAGCCAATGGTGGTAACTACCCAGCAAGGACAGCGTTTCTTGATGAACAAGGTGCTGCTAATAAATGGGCTAGTACATCAGGACTAGGAATAATTGGAGCCTTAAATAAAAAGGCAAGTGCTGGTAGAGCACCATCTGCTTATAAAGATTTAAATGGTATCTGTAATGAACTTGCTGGAACTACTGGCAAATCAGCAATTGATGCATTAAGGAGCATAGCCTCTTGACAACTACATTAACTGATTTAATCAATGAGGTTCAGATTAACCTTGCTGGTTATACCTATCAACAGGATAGAGCAACACACTTAACATCTGCTATTACTGGAACTACATCATCATCTGCATCTCCTACTATTTTATCTTTAGGCTCAACTGAGAATCTAGGTAAGGGTGTAGTTGAGATTGATGAAGAGTTAATGTGGATTGATTCATTTGACCGTGTTGCTAACACAGCAACTGTATCTCCTTATGGTCGTGGGTATCTAGGCACTACTGCTGCTACTCATACATTAGATACTAAAGTTACTATCTCACCAACTTTCCCACGCTATGTGGTTAAAAAGGCTATCAATGATACTATCAATGCTGTTGGCTCTACTATCTATGCTGCTAAAGTAACTACTTTTACATTTAATGCTGCTCAAACAACCTATGACTTTGATGGATTAAACATCCAAAACATCCTTACAATTATGTGGCAATCAGTTGGACCATCACTTGAATGGATTCCTGTGCGTCGTTGGTCTTGGGACTCTAAGGCTGATGCTACAGCATTTGGTGCTACATCTCAAACAGTAACTATTGGAGACTACATTACTCCAGGTAGAACTGTTAAAGTTGTATACTCTACAGACCCAGCACCTTTTACAACCAACGCTCAAGACTTCTCAACACAAACTGGTTTGCCAGAATCCTGTAAAGATGTAATCGTTCTTGGCGCTTCTTATCGTTTGCTTACCTACCTTGACCCTGCACGTGCTGGCCAAGTTAGCCCACAAGCAGATGAAACAGATAGCAAGCGTCCTTATGGTGCTTCACAAACTGCAACAAAACAACTATACGCTCTATATACACAACGTCTTAATGAGGAAACTCAAAGACAGCAAACCCTGTATCCAATCCGCGTCCACTACAGCCGATAGGTAAATAAATGACAACACGCAAATACTCCTCACGCTCACAACAGACTACATTATCTGCAGCGTTAACTTCTTCTGGAACTACAGCAACTGTAGTATCTGGAACATCCCTTCTAGGTGGAGTTACAATCTCTGCTGGTGAAATCTTTACGGTGGTGATAGACCCTGATACAGCCCTTGAAGAAATTGTAGATGTATCGGCGGTATCAACCAATACACTTACTATTGTTCGTGGTAGAGATGGTTCTACTGGCGTAGCCCACTCTGCTGGTGCTCAAGTACGCCATATGGCAATTGGTAGAGATTACCGTGAAGCCAACCTACACATTGAGGCATCTTCTTCTTATAATGATGGCACAGGAACTCATACAGTTCACGGTGTAACTGGTTCCGTAGTGGGAACTACAGATACACAGACTCTTACTAATAAGACAATTGATACTGCAAGTAATACAATTACTGGAGCAGTAACTCTTACTGGAACTCAAACATTAACTAACAAGACTTTAACTAGCCCAACCTTAACTACTCCAGCACTTGGAACTCCATCTGCTGCCGTGCTTACAAATGCAACTGGATTACCAGTGTCAACTGGTGTATCTGGATTAGGTACAGGCGTAGCAACATTCCTTGCTACCCCATCTAGTGCTAACCTTGCTGCTGCTCTTACAGATGAGACTGGTTCAGGTGCTGTTGTACTTGGAACTAGCCCAACTATTGCTAGCCCTACCATTACTGGTACTGGTGCTATTGCAGGTACTTTTACAGGTAACCTAACTGGTAACGTAACTGGTAACGTATCAGGTTCTGCTGGTTCTGCAACAGGTAATGCTGCTACTGCCACAGCCCTTGCAACAGGTAGAACTATATCTCTTACTGGAGATGTAACT